TACAACATATTCAAATAAAATTAAACGGATTTTTCGAATTTAGAACCTTGCTCGGTTGTAATCCAATATTGAAGTGGAACAGATTTATTTTTGAAATGCGAAATACCTTTAGATGATATAAAAACATCATAGGTACCAAGAAAAATCTTGGTAATATTTTCTGTTTTAAAAATCATACGATATTTGTCACCTGTGCCAACTGCAATTTCGAGAGCATCGGTATGAGCAGCATCATTTTGCAAATCAAGTGTAACAATATTAATTTTTTTGCCATCGGATTCAATAGCAATTTGTGGTGAAGATAACACAGAAGCCGCACGAAGAATCCAATCAAAATCTTCAACGTTTAATTCAAACTTGATTTCAACGTTAGGCATCGCCAGCACTTTTTCGGGTGGTGTAACAATCATATTTGCAGATGTAAAACGATATTTAATTTTGCTACGACCTTTATTACCAATAATTGTAACTTGTTTATCATCAAATTCAAATGATGGGTCATCTTTATGTAGAGAAATAACCGACAAGAAATTATTTAGATCGTAGATACCAAATTCAGCAGGAATTTCCTCTTTAATATCAACTTCTGCAAGAATATTTTTATGTAAAGAAACCGTTTTGAGTTTCTTACCGGGTTTAAACATGATGCCTTGATTAATTGCACCAAAGTTTTTTAATATTGAGATTGTTTCATTAGATAATTTCATTTAAAACTCCATAATTAAGATTTATCACTATTACTTGTCATAGACGACCTGTATATTGTGCAACAGAAGGCATATTACCAGTAAATGCATAAGTACCAATATGTTGCGTTTTCATCCAAGGACATAACCAAACTTGCCCATCAATTTTACGCCACATTTGACAGAACATATAATCTTCACTTAAATAACGGTCTGAACCACCGCCTGTAATTGAATCTTTTGTATCGATTATTGTATCAAAGAAGGCATGAATATAACGAGTGCCATCAAAGTTAGTTTGGCCAACATGATCAGGCTTATAGTGAATCATTGGATAAGCATCTTTTATTTTATCAAATACATGACGTTTAACCATCATATAACCTGTGCCTATTTCCATCACCTCTAATGGATCTGTAACCTGAAATTGTTTTGTTCCTTTTACCACATTAAAAACATATTCACCAACAAGAGTTTCTAATTCTTTTGGTTCTAAATTTGGATGATTTCGTGCTGCTTGTGCTACATTACTCCAATTGATTGACTTTTTAGGATAAGGACCACCAATTACATCTTTATCTAATGCTAACAAAGCAATTACATCTTGTGGATTGTAATGAATATCACTATCAATAAAAAGTAAATGCGTAAAATCGGTACGAAGGAATTCATCTACAAGATAATTACGGGCTCTTGTGATCAGTGACTCGTTAAACAAAAAAGAAAATTTTGTTTCAACACCATATTTGACCATGGTAGTTTGTAAATCCAGGCACGATTTAATGTATAAACCGTGAGCCATACCGCCATACATTGGTGTTGCCACAAACACCTTATTTTTTTTTAAATCTTCAATTTTTACTTGTATTTCCATGACAACTCCATAAACAAAAAAAGAGGAAGTAACATCTATATGTATTACTTCCTCGTCTCTTTTCCTAAACTATTTTAGGCAAAAGCACGCTCTCCTTGAGCACGGACGGCAGCAATACCAGCAGCAACAATGCGCTTAGTTGGTTGACCAAGGCGATAAAAAGAAACTTTGTCGCCATTTGTGTTAACACGGCTATTCAAATAAATTGCATGGCCTTCATTACGCAAGTGATTGATTGTTGCAGATGGATTAGCAATTCCAAAAACAGATTGCATTTTCTGAGCGGTTAGTGTGTTATACTCGCTATCTTTAGACAAATAAGCAAGAACTCGAGCTTTAGCTGATTTCATTACGAAATACTCCAATAAAAATGATCTCAATATAGTAAATATTTGAGAGGAGACCGTTCTCTCAAATTTAACATGATTAATATAACATATGGCGATTTGAAGGTGCGGCAAACAATAAAAAAAGACTTGATTATTACCAAGTCAAGTGTGGAACTATTATCATAATTAGATCATTTAGTTATCTGCCTCAGATTGTTTTTCGGTAATTTCAGGTTGTAATTCAGTTTGTGGTGCCAAAATTTCATCGGCAGAAGCACCCGCATCAACTTTGGTATACAGATCAGCAAAAGATGACTTAGTATCATCATCAAAGCGATTCAAACACAAGGTAATTGCCTTCATTTTATTATTAAAGATACCGTATGTTTCAACAATATGCACAAGGCGGCGAGTAGAAATCACTTCATCGCAACCTGCATCAGCAAAGGTACGGCGAATCACGTCAGCCCAAGTAACAAGTTTTTCAGCAAAATCGTTGTCAGTTTTGCCAACTGAGGTCAATTCTTTTTCAATAATTTTACGCTCAATTTTTACAGGAGGAAATTCTTGTTCCATCGTAATACGAAAACGCTCTAAGAAGGCCTCGTTAAGCACATTAGTAAACATATAACGGCCGTCATCTGAGCCTTTACCTTTGGTGTTGGCAGTAGCAAACACAGTAAAACCAGACGCAGGTGTAATTAACTCACCTTTTTTCTTTAGCATAAATGGTTTACCTTCGAGTACACGCTGTAATGAAGAAAGATTCTGAGCACCGTAATCAATCTCATCAATACAGAGAACAGCACCTTGACGAGCAGCCGTAGTTACAGGACCATCACGCCATTCCATATTACCATCAATTAACACATAGTTACCAAGCAAATCACTTTCATCGGTTTCAGGTGTCATTGATACGCAAACAAATTTACGTTTTGCTTTGGCACAGGCCTGTTCAATTGACATTGTTTTACCGTTACCAGAATGACCTGATATAAAAACAGGAAAGAACCGCATAGATTGAACGATTGAATACACATCATCAAAGTTACCAAACGGAACATAATTTTTGTATGTCGCAGGAATTAGATTGGTCGTATCTAAATCGGTTTGAACATTTTGAATTTTATGGTCAGATTTTTCAGATTGTTTGGTTATAGAAATAACTTGTGCTTGTAATGCGGGAGCCATATTCATACCAGATTGTGGTACACGATATTCACCACGTCCAACCCTGTTACTATTTTCTTTAGTAAAGAATTGAGTTGATTTGAGACCTAGTTTGGTCGCAATAGTTTTAATTTCTGCTCTTGTAATTGTTTGCTTACCTGTAGCAACCAAAGCATCAATAAATTTTTGTTTTATTTCGGTACGATTAATCATAATAAAAAAGTTCCTATTAAATTTCTATCAAATTTTATTCTGCCATTATATCAAAATTCATAAGGTTTGTCAACCCACCTGTTTTATCAATGCAACCCTTAGGTAGCAATGCCTTGTATAAATTTGGAAACCAATACACGATTTACCGATTTCTTTTTATTCATTTTTGCAAATGCTGATGCCAATTTTTTATTTGTGTAAATGCCATCAATTTCTAGTTCATCTTCTTCGGTTTTTAAATCGTTACCACCAGAAATCAGAAAAAACAAATTGAAACCCTTAGAATGAGATAACAAAAATTTTTCACTTTTGAAAAGCCTCTGTAATTCTTTCGTTTTTGTTTCCCATTCCCATTCACTTTTTTTACTAATATCGTTTAAAGTCGAACCATCTTCAAATACAAACTTATTCTGTAAGGCTTTCTTGGCATTACCACGAAATTTATTATTTACAATAAAAAAACCAAATATTTTAGCACCAGTTGTTTTGTGGAACCAATTCAAAATTAATTCATTCATAGAATTATAATTTTTGCCAAGTTGTTCTTGATAATTGTTTGATTTATCAACAACGAAATAGTTTTTAACAAACTGTTGGAAAAAATTTCTACGTAATTTAGTTACTATTTTACCAGAATTGTCTGTATAAGTTTCATACTTAAATGAAGTATTTATTCTATCAGCATCACCATCATGCACAATTATTAAACTACACAAATCTAGGTTATATTTACGTTTAAAGTTTTTCATCACCTCAGCCGTAGCAACCAAAGCCTGTGTCATTGGTGTATTAGACAATACTTCAGTATTAGCTCTAGGCACATTCGGATAACGGCCGTGTTCATATGATTCTTTCACAAGCAACATATTTTTAAGCGCTTTGGTAAATTCAGCATTAGTCATTTGTGAATTAAGATACTCACGCAAACGAACGGTACCAAATTCAATTGAGCCCTCTGTTTCTTCAAAAGATTTGTAATATTCACTTGTATAATTTACACCTTGTTTATTAACATCAATCATGTGTGTTTCAAAACAATCACCAAAACCATAAACAATAAAAGGAATGTTTACTTTACGACAAAACATTGAAAGAACCAAAATCTGTTCAATTGAACCCGCCATATTGTCTGACATAGAACCAGATTTGTCGAGCAACAAAACAAGGCCATGATTTTTTCCTTTTGGTGTCATCATTACTTTACGAAAAATGTTATCGTTAAACTTATAAGTAGAAAGTTTATTGATATCAATATCGCCAGTATTAGATAATTTAGATTTACTAAATGATTTGGCAGCTTTACGCATTTCAAATTCTTTAGCAAGTAAACCAATATAACGCTCATTCTTATGCTTGAATTCAATCAATAATTCTAGCGCTTTATTTGGTGGCATACATTTTTCTGTAATTTTCTTGTCATAGAATTCATTAAATAAATGATGCACACGATTAGCGGGTGTAATGATGTTTTTTAATATTGGCTTAGGAATACTTACATACCTATATTCTTTACATTTCTCATCGAGAAGCATTGATTCATTTTGACGGAAGTTGTCATCAGTTTCACAATTAGGCGCAAACTGATCTTGCCAAGATTCACTCGAATTTTTGTGTGAATTAAATTCAGAACCATTTTTTTCTATATCATCTATATCATCACCATTCTGTTCTTGATTAACAGATTTAAATTCTTGTTTGCCAATAGCTTCATCGTTGGTATCACCGCCATCATCTTCTTCATTATCTAAATCAAAATCGGTGCTCATATCATAATCATCTAAATTATCTTCTGAACAATCGAAAGATTTAAAATCAGATATGTGCATTTCCATTTGTTCATTTTTGGAGTATGCATAGATTTCATCAGTAAGTTTTATAACATCTTCCCAAGTTTCTATCGCCTGAATTTTCTTGACCATAATTTCTTCTTGTGTGGAAAAATTAATCCAAGTGGCAGTCCATTGTGATTTACTAAATAAATTAAGGCGATCAATAAAATGCAAGGTGTTTACATCACGATTTTTAATACCAAAAAAATCACGGACAAATAATTCTTGATATGCAAGTTTAAATGCTGTTGCAAGACCGGGATATTTTCTTTTCACCTTTTTTTCAATACGAGCATCTTCAACCACATTTAAAAATGATTTGTAGTTTTGTGGTTTAGATTTGTCAACAACGGCATCATGCCAACCTGAAGTGGGTGTATAGAGAGCGTGGCCAACTTCGTGACCGCAAAGCAGGTCGTATATAACGCCTGTCATATTTTGCCATATTGGGAGATATAAAATACGATTTTGTGGGTCAAATCGTGCTGTTGAAATTTTTTGATGTTGTACCGTAAGATTTTCGGTAGCCATGAGTTTGGCTAATTGTGTTTTTTGTTCAGCAGTAAAATTCATGTAATTGTTCCATTTACCATTTATACAACCATTATATTGCCATTTAGAGGATTTGTCAAGTCTTGTTGTTGTATAAAAACAACAAATACAAAATTAATGCATATGAGTAAATGGAGCGGCGGCTTAGATTTGCACTAAGGGAGTAAGTTGGTCACCCACTCTGGTTCTATTCCCCGGCCGCATTTAAGAACATATTACATCATTACTTATGCTTTGTCAAACATTTTATCGACCAACCTGAGGCAAATATTTATTTTTTGCCTCTGGCCAAGATAGTGTGGACAAATCATCATAAAAAAGAGTATTGTTATTGTTACATTGTTTCTTCACTAATTGTTTAATACGAGGTTTAGCATGTTTGTTTTTCCAAATATCAACCAATGTTTCAACGCTAGTATCAAATGATTTAATTAATTGTTTATCATTAATTCGTTTATTTAAATAATCAATAGTATTATCATACAAAGGTGACCAATAAATTCCACGAGCATGGTCGGTACGAATAATTTCTTTTGGTATACTTAACTTACTATAAGTAAATTGCAATGAACGATTTTTGTGATCTCGTTTATGTGGTTGTCCACTAGGTTTTTTGGCAATATACCACTCAAAATATTTTTGCGTATAATTTACTTTCAACCAATCACGAATCATATACCGAGTTTTTCTTTCAGGTTCAAATGATACGGAACCTGCCGTAAAACCCATTTTTTGCCAATGGTCTAAGTTATCATACTGAGATAATCCATCAACTTTAGTTTTACCATATAATGATGTTGTTGTTACTGAAACAAGAGTATCACCATACATTTTTTTCCACAATTCTTGTACGGGATCGGCAAGGCATAACAATGCTAACAATTTACCACCAACATAATTAAAACCTAATGGTTGCAATGGCACGATTGTAGAACCTATTGCAGTATGATTAATCATATTGCCTTGTGTTTTTAATTCTCTTGGCCAACCGATATGTTTATCTCTAGGTGTCAAGTCTAAAAAGTCAGATGAAATACAGATAACACCAAGATACTTTTTAGTTATTTTATCACGAATGACAAAATTTAAATTACGGCCAATATTAGAATTGTTTTTCATTGTAGAAGCAAATGTACGAATACAATTCCACAATTCGGGTAATTCTTTTTCTTTATTAGTATACAACATCTCTGGTTTTAATGCCAGATAGTCATCAGATGTATTTGGTACCCAAAAGTTTGATTTAATTTCAGCAATGGTTTTTTGTTGATTTTTGTCCTCTAATACAAGTTTTTCGCCATCCCATAAATCATTTACTGTGATAGATGGATATTTTTCTTGCACTTCACACCACTTTTGATAAAGTGTATATTCTTTTACATCCATTTGCGAAACATACTGCAAGTCTGTAATGATCTGTTCACGCAATTCGTCTTCTGTAAAATTCAAAATAGAAAGTGGTGTCTGTTCTTGCCACTTCTGCCATTGCGTTTTTACATCATCTTTAGGATCAAAACTATATGCCATTATTTTTTCTTTTGATTACGAATCACTTTTTTCATTAATTTATTTTGTTTTTTTCTTGCCATTTGAAGTGCCGTAGGACCTACATACTCAATAAATTTTTTGCCATTCATATGATCTAGCTCATGTAAAAAACATCTTGCTGATAGCCCTTCTAACATTGTTTGTTGAACTTGCCCAGTTTCATCGGTAAATTGAACTTGTATTGAATTTGGTCTATCTATTTTAAGATATAAGCCAGGAAAAGAAAGGCAACCTTCATCCGCTTTTATGGTTCCTGCCGATATACCAATTAGTTTTGGATTAATGCATGATAATTGAAACTCATCGGTACCAATAATAAAAACTCTTTCAAAAACACCACATTGATTTGCTGAGAGGCCAATGCCACCATAAAGTTTCATAGTAAGCTT